GGGTAGAACGCCTAAGTCTATTTCCGTTTTGCTTGTTGATGAAACTCAAAGTTGCTTTGATGTTTCCACCGTTGCCCTCTAATATCTGAATGAAAACTTCCTTGAATTTACTTTTGAACTCGTCCGTGTAACTCATTTTCGTTTTCTTGTAATTGGTTAATTACCGTTTCTGCTAATTCCACCATTCTAAGGAACGCAGTACCATTTGACTTGATGTTCTCCACCTTTTTGATTTTGCGAATTGCGGTAGCAAATCTATCCCAATAGTCAATGCTGACCATTCGAACCGCGTTGCTGCTTTTGATTAGAGTGCTCGCGGCAATTGCTTCCATCATTTCATCCGTTAGCCCTTCATCTTCGGGAAGGAATAGAACTGTGAATTCTTTCCATGTTCCAACCTTGAAATTCAAACTTTCATAGGACACTTTACCAATCTCGTCATTCAGCCCCGTTTGAATCTTGCATTCAATACTTTTGATGGATTGGAATAATTCAGCCAATAAGGTTTTATCATCCAACCCAACCAATGCGTTATGTGAAAGCTGCCTTGAAACAATTTCATCGTAACTTAAATTATCATCAGCAATGAATACCAATATCACTTCCAATCCCGCTTCTCTTGCTGCTTCCACGCGGTGATGCCCCGAAATGACATCGTACTTTCCCGCAACTTGTAGGCTTCTCATAACCAACGGCACACTCTCCATCCCGCCTTTTTTGATGTTGGTCACCAATTGCTTGAACTTTTCGGGTGCGAAGTATCTTGCGTTTTTCGGTTGACCAATGCATTCTTTTGGCGAAATCAAACCAAGTTCCAACAACCCTTGTTCTTTGAGTTGTTCGTTTAAGGATTTGAGTAGTTCGCCCGCGCTTTTTTTAGTGTCCATTTTGTCTTATTTGTGAATTGCTAACCCGTCCTTTTTTAACCATTGTTTCAACCCGTCTTTATACGTTGGCAGAATGTTGTCACGGTTTTGGTACAACAATTTGTATTTGTAGTTTCCTTCTGTTTCTTCCTTCCGTTCGGTCAATTCAAACATTCCCCTATATTTCATGCTCACGGGTTCGTTAGTGAACACCCTTGTGGTAAAGCCTTTATGTTCCCATAGAATAGCATCATTGAACATGGTCAAGAACTCCTTAGTGCATAGCACAAATAGCAATAATTTCGAAAGCCTTTTGTACCGTGAATGAGGACACGCGGGGTCTGAAAATATCACGCACAATTCCGTTCCAAATTGTACTGAATCCGCAACGTGCAATGTTCCAATCAGGTTTCCGTCAACGGTGACTAAGAACGGGTGACCGCCATTTGTCATTTCCGCTTTTCGTACCCATAGCAACCGATAATGGTTTGATATGTTTGAGGTTGTCGGTATTAACTCCACTTTCGAATCTTCCGTGATAATATCATCGCGGTCAATCATCTTGTATGATTTTGGGGTTTCCTTTAACGGTTCGAATGTACCCACGAATGTTTTGTCAGGGCTGTTTGTGTAAACGCAATAGTCAGCCGAATACTTGTACTTGTACCGAAACACTTCGGTGTAACCCTTTGGAGTATCTTCTTTTGATAAGGGGTTGTTGGTACGGTAGTAGCACACCACTCCTAAATCATTGAACATTTGTAGATGCCCCGCTTTTATTTCATCGGTCATTTGCGTGTATGGAACTTCGTTTGGTTCGTAACACTTTTCTAAGGGGGCGAACATTTTTTCATAATCGCCTAACAACACGGGCGGGTCATAAAACACAAAATCACCTTTCTTCACCTTTTGGACCAACTCGCAAGCATCACAACCGTAGAACTTCATGTTCTTCACATTGCCTTCGAATTTGTCAAGTTTGCTTTCAATCTTCGCCAAATAGGTTTCGATATTGTGCTGCGCGTCTTTGAGTAGATTTTTGTAGTAAGGCGTTTTTTCAGCCTTCTTAATCATTGGAGCGACTTCGGTCAGGAATATCACTTTTGCTGCATCAGCGCGGGGGTTGTTTTCCTTGTTGATGTTTGGGAACAAATCGGCAACATCATCGTGCATTTTCAAACCGAAGTCTTTGCCTGTCACTCCAAATCCAATTGCTCGGGAATATAGCGATGTGTCGGTTGAATGAATTTCACATTCGGGAAGGGTCACACCAATAATTTGTTCTACAACGAAGTTTCCCGCAAACAAAACAAAAGCCCTTTTGGGCTTGTTTCTTACCAACTCTTTTTCAATAAATTGACTTACAATTTGGGGCGTTGTGCCAAAGAACATGATGGGAAAATTTGAGCGCGTTGACGGTTTCGAGCCGCATCTCCTAACTGGAAGTTAGGTGCATTAGGCATATGCTATACGCGCCTATTTTTACATAATCAACCTTACTTGCGTTATGGTTGGAGTAGCTTTTGGTTTTGGAGTTTCCCATTCCTTAACTACAAGACCACTTTGTTTTTCAATCCATTCTGCTACTAAATGGCGGTGACAAAATTCGGGCGGTTTCTCGTAGCAAAGCAAAGCAACATTTTTCTGTTTTCCTAATACGCTGCACAATTTAATTATTTCTTGCACATCGTTCTTTTTTAGGATTGCTTTATACTTACTAAGATATTCGTCATCACTCATGTCACCTATCATATCTCGCGTTGGCGCCAACTGCTTCAACTCCGATGTGACGAAAGGTTTTGCCCATCTTGGCAAGGTGTGAGAAATGCCAATTGGAACGATGTCGTTCTTAATCAGTTCGCCAACTTTTGCATAGTAGCAAGTATAGATTTTCATAGTTTGAAGGTACGAATTTATTTTGAATTAGTAACAATCTGCACAAAATTATTTTCAGTTTATTACCTTGCACGGGGCAACTGAACACTATTTTCATAAGATTCAAGCCTTCCGTTTGCGGGCTTGCCCCCTTTGATGTTTTTGATTTTGGTTTGGGCTATTGCTTTGCGCCCGACCAACTTTTGATACTCATGATTCAAAAACATGAATTTCGTGTGGTCATTTGTGCTGTTTAACCTTGCATCATCGTAGCAAGCAATTTCAATATCAAGCCTTTTGATTAGCTTTTCAGCGGCTTGTTTTTCTTCATAGTAGGTAGTTGGTCTAATGTTCATCGGTTTTGGTTATTTAGATAAGTGTAAATTTATTAAAAATTCCATGTACTGTTTTTTGTCACCATAGGTTTCGTGACATTTTCTGCAAAGTGCCATCAGGTTTTCGGGGCGGTCTGCATCCTTGCTTCCACCCATACCACGCGCTTCAATGTGATGTATGTCAACCGCTTTTGAGCCGCAAACTTCGCACGGTATGAAGTCGGTCAAATCGTAGCCAAACGCCTTCATGTAGATTTTGGTGTGCGCTTTCATTTGAACGCTTTTGCTATTTCATACGCTGTCTTAATTACGCTTTGTGCGAGTGCAAGGTCACGGGCTGCAAACATCGCGATTTCCGCTTGTATCTCGTCCGAAGTTGGTGCATAGGTAGGGTTGCCATTTTTGCGGCAAATGCTACGGTGAGCCCGCGCCAATAGCTTTTGGTCAATGCGTTCGTAGGTCATTTTAGCTGCTCAATTTTTAGTTGCTTATTGGGAAAGTCATACCACCATTCTAATGCTTCGGGGTGATACCTATTTACATAATCATCAAAAGCTATTTGAGTTCCCGTATCAAGAAAATTCCAATGAAACGCTTTCAAAAAACCATACCATTGTCTATTGTCAAGTGCAACTACTTCAATCACCACTTTGGCGGGTGACGGGAGTGCTTTTTTGGTGTCTTTCCAATATAGCATAACATCAATCTTTTCACCGAAGCGGTTGTTAATTACTATCCAATTTTTATCAATTGGATAGCCTTCTTTGCCTAATTCACCCAAACGGGCTGACAGTTCAAATATGCCTAATCGGGTCAAAGCATTAAGGCGGTGAACCTTTCCCCCTTTGTCAAGGAAGTTCTTCAATCGTTCTTTTTGTCCGTTGGTCTTTTTCATCGGTTTTTGAGTAAGGTTATTTGCTTTTGTAAGTCACGCATAGTTTCTCGCAATTCATCGCGTTCACGTTCTGCAATTACTAATTGATTGCCTTGCGTTATATCCGTATTTTCAAGCAATGCAACGCGGGCTTTCAAGCCGCTACGTTCGGAAAACGCCTTCACAATTATTGCAAGTATTTCAATTGCGCTACCAATTAAGCCTATCGGTATTGGATTCTTTTGTAGGTTATTTTCTTCAATCATCGGTTCTCGGTTTAATTAGTTTCTTTTCAATAAAGTGTTTCTCAATCATCAATCTGTAAGGGTCAGCCCGCATCATATCGCCTATGCTGTCAATTTTTAACTTGCGCCCCCGCCTAATGTCTG